CCAGCGGGGCCAGCAGCAATGCCTTCTCTAGTGCTCAGAACTTTGCGCAGCCATTTTTCAGTGATGCTGCAACTGATTATTTCGGACAGGCCAGCGATTCACTGGTGTCCAATCAAGAAACGATGCTGACCAACTTCCAGACGGATCGGACGGATCTGTTCTATGGAGAAACGGCAGATGGAGGCGGTCTGTTCAACAGCAGCCCGCTTGATATCCGATATGAAAGCGTGGTTATCAATGAAACGCAGTATGTGACCGCAGAGGAGTTTGAGCGGGGTGTGATGGGGGCAACGAAACAGGCTCAGGCCAACACCATGCGTGACCTGCGGAACAGGCCAGCACAGCGCAAGAAGGCAGGTGTCGCATGACGATTGCCATCGGCACCTTTATTGAGGTCAATGAGTTTTGGCGGTTTCAGAATTTTTTTGTTGGCGAGACGCGCCGATGGGATGGGAAAAACTGGGTATTTAGCGGCTTCGGTTATTCGGGCAGCACAACTGACCTGCAAGGCGGGAACGTTGACGCGCAGCTGGTCTGGCCGGTCAATGATTTAACCCTTGGCCTCTGCCGTGAAGCTGTTGATGAGCGCTGGATCGTCGAGGTAAAAACCGTATGGCTCAACCCGGATTCATTGGTTGAGAAAACGGAGTTCATGAATGACGTGTTTATGGCGGTTGGATTTGATCACGACACAGAACGAATCAGCCTCCGATTGAGTAGCCCAATGGATGCAATTTCAGTTGATGTTCCCCGCCGTAGATTGACTGAAAAGCTTGTGGGGGCCATGCCTTCTACGGGTGAGATTCTGTTGCTATAGGCATGAGCATCAGCCCCCAGCGCCGGTATGTCCTGCTCCCCCAGGATCGGGAGATTATGGCCCTTACGGGCATTGATGAAAAGGAATATCGAGAGTTCTGCAGAGCCTGCCAAGACTTCAGCAAAATCCGGCCTGGCTCGCCTGTCTCGCTTGGGTTCTGGGCAACGGTTGCCATCCAGCTAGCCATCGGCGCCCTGTTTACAGGGATTAGCTACCTACTGGCACCAAAGCCAGAGCAAGAGACCGCCACCACTGTTGAGCAATCAACGGTTGAAGGCCAGGACATCATCCGCCGCGACAAGTTCACACCTAAGAGCGGCTTTGATTCAATCCAGAACGTGGTCGAGATGGGATCAATCATCCCGATCATTTATGCCAAACGAGATAACGGCTACGGCGGCCTGAGGGTCAACACCAACCTTCTTTGGTCTCAGTTGCTGAGCATTGGTGGCGGCCAATTTTTTAAAGGTCTGTTTTTGGTTGGCGAGGGTTCGCCTGTCCTTGACCTGGACCAAACAGCACTAGGAAACAACACACTTTCTTCTTTCCAGCTCGGGAACAGCACTGCAGGCCGGCTGACCATCTATTACAAGCCTGAGGGCGGGCGGATCAGTCAATCCGACTATGCACGCGGTGTCGAACCGGACAACGACATTGCCTGCAAGACAGGTGACGTGGATTGCACCGATGACATTTATACGGTGCTGCGCCAAAAAGATTTTTGCCAGGCTGTGCTTCCCAGCAACCAAACAGAGTTTGGGGTTTATGCGCCAATTGGGAACAACCTGGGGCACAAAATCGGAGAAGGCTGGAACCCGCTCGTTCAATGGCAACAGCGAGCCGATACCACCTTTGAGCGTCAGGCCAGCAATGAGAAGGTCGCCACGCGTGAAAAGGAGTCGTACACGTTCACGACCAGGGCCGGTTTCATTGCAGAGGGTGGGGACAGTGAAGGCCTAGTCACTGTCAATAGAGGGAAACAACTCAAGTACAAAATTTTTAGAACCTCTGAGGAGGCAAAGTTTGAGGAGGATGGATCGAGTTCAGGTGGTGAGCAACCTTCAACAATCAAGGCCGATGACGTAGCCAACGCCATTGCTTCAAAACAACGGAGTTTTGACGAACGCATCAATGAGGGCGGTCTCTACAAAATCGGCAGTGCCCTGGCCATCTGTTTAGACCGCTCACCGGAGCCATTCATCAGTGATCTTGATTTTGATGGTGACGGCGTTGATATGGAAGCCCTGTTTGAGGTTATTGAGCCGGGTCAAGTTCATTTGTGGTCGGAAGCTCGGTTGGCGCCGATCTATGACCAGCAGCCCCGTTATCAATCCAGACCAGAGTCGGAGGATTTT